CGACAGCAAATGCGAGAAACAAATGGATGACATCATGGAAGAATTTGAAATCACGAAACTGGACATTCAGCGCATGCAGCGCTACCTGGACAAATGCACGTATCCGAGCGAGGTCGTGCAGGATGACGCAGATGACGATGATTGTTGATCCACATGAGCAATCAACAAATCTGTGGCCTCACCATGCCGCGGTGGAAGTGGAAGAAGTGGAAGACCACGGGTTGACTATGTACTGCGGATTAACATCACCGGGTATTCGCATGCCACCACCACGGTGAGCCTTGCGGCGACAGGTCCGTTTTCCACCACGATGAGCCTTGCGGCGACAAGTGCGTTTGCGACCTCCGTGCATTGGTTTATAATAGGTTTATAATATACATGAATATTATATGTTTCTTAATGTTGTTATTCATTAATCATTCTACGGGTTTTGCATGGACGAATCAAGCAACGTGCTTTGACGTTCAATGGTCTCCAAGTGCGCAGCAATGACTTCGTCCCGGTCCTTGATGGTGGCCAGCAGTTCCGAATTTTCGCGGATCTTTTTATTGCACATTTCCCGCATTTTTTCCAACTTTTCAGCCTGGGTTTGCACCGTTTGTATCAATTCCTCCACTGTCATGCGGCGGTTGTCTGCATTTGGCGCCTTGAATGCAATGACGGCTTTCAAAATTGCTTCGCTTTGGCTTTGGCTTGGGCTTTGCGCCTGCGCCTGCGCATGTTTCTGCATTTTCTCTCGGATTTGTTGCAACACATCGGGTTTCATGGAAGGGTGTCCCGGTTCGTATGCCCGCAACGCCGCGTCCACGTCGCACATGTAGAACTGCAACAACTCCGGGTCTTGGATGAAATCCGTCACCGTCTTCTCGCTGACCCGCATGTTGGAGTCGCTGCGACCCAGGTTTGAGAGCAGAAAGCGCTTGTCAAACGTGTTGTGCTCGTGTGAAAACACGAGAATGACCTTCATGGGGTCCAGCTGCGCCATGGGCACGGTGTATCCGCGCAAAAATGCGCGCTCTTCGGCCAGGCACGCGTCATTTTCATATTTCAAATTCAGTTCGGTGAGCAGTTCCTTCCAGAACGCAAACGTGGCGGCGGTGGCGTGGTTGGGACCGTAGGGGCCGAACTGCACCATTTGACCGCGGCAGTGGGTTGGGGTTGTGGTTGTGGTGTCTGAAGGGAAAGGTTCGGAAAACCGTAGGTTTTCTGATTTGAAATAAATGCACATTTCGCTGCTTCCCGCGAGTTTGATCCCCGTTTTCCGGGTTCGGTGGTCCAGCAGCGTGGTCACCGCGTGCGACACGCGCTCGGGAGGGTAATAGTCGTCATCATCCATGTAGACGATGATGTCGCCGCGCGCTTTTTGGTGCATCATGTTGCGCTTGTGCCCGAGAGAAACCTTCTCGTCCAGCCTAAAATACCGCACGCACGGATGCGACGTCACGAGGTCTTCAATCGGGTCGGTGCCGTCATCCACGATCACCCACTCCATGCGGTCTTGGGGATAGGTTTGATGGTTGAAACACTTCATCATGGCGGAAACGAACGGGCGGCGGTTAAATGTGGGGGTGCACACGCTCACCATCGGCGGTAAAGTCGCGCTTTGATGCGATGTCATCATAATATCGTTGGTGTGATATTATTATGAATGATAATGGCGCAATGCGTTTATGCGGATTTGGTTGTGCTTTTATTTTTCATGAACCACATTGCCGCCAATAAGACTATGCCTCCAATCACGCCGGCACTCAGTGCTGGCAATTGCATTGCAGCCACAATCACTGCCACAATGACAAACACCATGATCCATTTTGACATCCGCTTGGTGAACTCTTCGCTGAGTTTATTGCTGTCGCTGCTGCTGCTGCTGCTTGCAAGGGCGAGCTGCTTGAAGAAAAATACATAGACACAATGAAAAAATTCACCAATGACCGGAAATATTGAAACCCATCCAAAACAAAAGGCCAAAAACACTGAAAAACAAAAACCCAGAAATTGGGTTATACCGTTCTGGTTCATATTCGTGAATGCAAATAATCCTCCAACCCATCCAACAATGAAAATCCCCATGACAATGAGGGGAATTATTAATCCAATTGAAAGCATAGTGCCACATCCAAATATGAACCACTTGATAAATGGAATGATGTTATTGTACGGAATTCCATCCCCAATGCCCGATTGCATGGTGTTAAAATACTTATTCAATGCCCAGCCCATGGCACGATAAGATGACTCTTGCGTTGTCTGAAACCACCAGGACAATTTATTAGACTGGTCCCACGAGCTATTTACTGGAAGTCCATTGCAGGGAACTGCCCGAGTACAGTATGGATTCTTACCGGTCTCCGATATTATCTTTTTTAATGTTTTCCCCACTGGATAAACATTTGGAGTGAAATCTTGGGCATTCAGATAATTGTTTGCGGTTAAGTAACAAAATAAAATAAACCCGATAAACATTTTTGTCATGAGAATTAAATAATCAGTGAACGGTCTTGGTGAATACGAATCATCATCCTTTACTGTTCCTGTGCCCTTGAGAGAATTCACGTGTTTAAGACTAATTTCGCGGCGAGCCATTCTTCTATTGTGAATCAAGTCACGAAAATGGCAAACACAAGTATTATAATACTAAATTATTATAATATTATTATTCCATTGTTTCCATTGTTTCCATTGTTTCCATTGTTTCCATTGTTTCCATTTTGTTGGCAACCCCGAATGGAGGTTGCTAAAACACTCCATCTCTATCGCGCATACATGAGCGCGCAGTTGCCCCCAATGAATGTCAGCACGTTGTATCTCTCTTCCAGCACCGTCAAATCATAGTTGTAATCGTAGATGCGCCACGTCGGCTTATTTACTCCGATGGGGATGCCGGTTTCGGGGTCGCAAATCGTGTAAAAGTTGGCGCTCGGGTCCAGCGGCGGCGGATACGTGGTAAACTCCAGCTCAATGGTGGAGAACTTGCTCATGTTGATGGCGCCGCTGGGTTGATATGTTATGTTGCTCGCATCCATTCCGAAGTTATAAATGTAGAGCCCGAACGGCGCAGACCCCGCAGTGCGGATGTATTTTTCCACGTAGTTGTAAACCCCCGCGTCCAGCATGTTTTCGCGGTACGAACCGTTCAGCAGGATGCCCAGCTGCTGCAGAATCTCGCGCTGGTTCTCCACGTTGTAGTATTTTGTTATAAAAAGCCCGGATGGCGAGACCGTGTCATTTGCGCTCAAATCCGTCCCTGGACCGATGTAAGGGTACTCATCAACTGATTCTGGGCATGGGTTTGGAAATCCAGTTTCAATGGTTAATGGCGGGTTTGGCATAAATGGTGCAAGCGCAACGTCGTCCGGAATCATGTTCATGTACGGCCAGTTCGTGTAGTTGCTCCACTGGTTGCGCAGATTGATGTCGCTGCGCTGAAACAGGAACATCCACGTGGCCACCATCCCCATCGTGTTCTGCAACTCCACGCGGTGGCTGCCCGTGATGTTCTTGAAGTCCCACTCGTACGCCTCCTTAAGCAGGTACTTCTGCTCCTGGGACGCAAACACGCGCGACTCCTCGGCCGACAGAAAGCAATACGTGGACAGCAGGTGCACGTCGGCGTTCCAGTCCGTCCGCTTGTCAGCGTCAGCATACGCATTGGCACCAACGATGTCGGGACTCGGGGGCGGCTGCAAGAACCGGTAAAATTGATAATCCGGTTCGTTGAAATTGGGCTGAATGAAGGGCGCTTGCGCAACTTCCACGGGCGTTATTGGTTCGGTGTTGCTGATAGAATGGGGCGCATAATTGATATCACGTGTGACAAACAGGTCGCGCACTGGACGCATGACCACATCAATCTGCAGCTCGTTGTACTGCAGCGCCACGAGCGGGAACGCGGTGCGGCTGTTGTTGCAGAACCACGCATTGAGCGGGATGTAGAGCTTGCGACCGCGAATGGAGGGCTCGGGCCCCTGCGGGTGCGTGGCTGTCACCGGGGTGTAATACACATTGGGATACGTGTTTTTGCGCCCCGAGAAGTTGGCGGGATCGTTCAGCTCCGCGGTGTTGCCGGTCATGCTGTCATAGAGGAAGCGCTTGGTGCCGTTCAGATCGCGCTGCACCACCGCCTGCAAGTATTTGCCCGTCATGCGCTGCAGAATTTGGCCACCCACGGAAAATGTTATTTCCTTGATCATTTGCGTGCCCAGATTTTCAATCCAGCGGAACTCGTAGGGGCGCCACGCATCGCCGCACCCAATTGGTGGAAAAATGGGGCTCCAAATGGTGGGCAGGGTGACCACCAGGTAAGTGTCCATGAGCAGCTCCGCATAGCGCGGCACCGTGAACGTAAACCGCGACTCCTCGCTCATGCGCAAATTGCGCAACCCGTTGAAATCAATTCTAAACTTTTGCATGCCGAAATTGGTGTATCTGGCATACGTGGTCTTGAAAAACGACTTTTTCGGGTTGGAATTTAGAATGATGTTCTGATTGCCATACGACACAATGTTTAGTAAACCGCCCGTCATTTTATATTATTATTGTATATTGATGTTATTATTTTATTGTGATAATGTAATATCTGACAATTGCATTTATATTTAAATCATTGTATTTGCATTAACCACGAATCAAATGGAGATGCAAACTCTGAACTCAGGCGGAACCACCGCCAAGGATTCCACTGCCGCTGCCACGGCTGCCGCTGCCACGGCTGCCGCTGCTGCCTTTGGAGATAAGGCTTCCGCACTTATGAATGGGGCAAAGGCCTTGGTGAGCGGCGCAGATCCCATCCAAATCATTCTTTGCATTGCGGTGGCAATTATGTTGGCAGTTGTCATCTGGTACATCATTTTCAAAGTGAACCAAAAACCGAATGGGATTGCATCCACCTACATACTAACCAATAATTACATGAAGCCGTTGAACATGTTGACAAACCAGGCAGTGGACCCCATGACAATGCCTTTGCGCAATTATTACATTAAAACCGCGATCAACTGCTGTTGTTTAGGGGAATGGAAAAACAACTACGTGGATTTGGCTCCGCTCAAAAGCGCAATTGCAGACGGTTATCGCTGCTTAGATTTTGAAATATACAGTGAGAACGACAAACCTGTGGTGGCCGCTTCCACAAAACCCAGTGTGTATTACAAGGAAACCTACAATTCGCTGCCGTTTTTGGACGTCATTGAAACAATCAAAAAAACTTTCGCGACAAAGTCGCCCAATGGCACCGACCCCCTCTTCATTAATTTGCGAATCAAAAGCAACAACACCAAAATAATAGAAGACATTGTCACAGCCATTCGCACATTTGGAGACGACATGCTGTTGGGGCCGGATTATAATTATTTGTATGGTGGGAACAATTTAGGCCAATCCCTGCTATCCAATTTCATTGGCAAGGTCATCATTATGGCTGACATATCCAATCCGATGTGCACTGACAAAGACCTACCGCTGTTTCAAATGATAAACTTTGGTTCAAATTCGCCGTTCTTGCACCAGTTGCAATACGAAATGGGAGTGAAAAACACGCCCGATATGGATACACTGATAGACCACAACAAAAAGTTCATGAGCATAGTGTTGCCGGATCTTCCATTCAATGAAAACATAAATTTCAATGTTGCAAAGTCATTTGGATGTCAGTTCATTGGCATGATGACACAATTAAAAGACATCAATTTGGAAATATACAACAAAGCGTTTGATGATGCTGCCAGCGCATTTATACTGAAGCCGCCTGAATTGTGCTACCAAACGGTGGTCATTGAAACTCCGCCGCCACAGGATCCGGCACTGTCGTTTGCAGGACGGAATTACAGCACGGACTATGCGTCCTGGAGCGTTTAAGGGTAAGGGACATGCTGTCCCTTATGTTCTTTTGCCATGCCATTGATATAATTCACGTCAGCCCAATATTTAATAAATGCGTAAACATATAAATACATTAATACATCAATTAATGTATATTAATATTGCCCCCCACATGCATGAAATTGTGTTATTGCATTGTCCAGAAATTGGCATGCACCTCGCATTTTTTTATGCGTGTGTTGAAGGATGCAATGCATTTTCGCGCATGGGGTATTCCGTGCGCATTGCACGCAGTATTTCAGAATTGAATGACAACTGCATCGTGTTTTTGGGGGATGACTTTCACGCGTCTCATCCGGCGGATTTATTGGAGCAGCAAGCCCCTCGCGCGGTGTACATTGGGTGGTGCTGGAACAATCAAGACGTGCGCAAATTGCCGCACTTTGTGCACACGCATCAAAACAATTTGAAACCGAGAGTGCCAACAACTTATTTGAATTCAGATTCAACCAATCTCGTCAAAGTGCCATTTTTATTGCGCGCGAATGACGACCCCGCATTAATCGGCACATATCCGAAAAGGATTGTGCGACACTACTGCTACATGGGATACGAATACAACCCCGAAATGGTGCCGTCCTCGCCCAAATATGTCGGGTGTTATTGCGGAACAAAAAATCTAGCCCAATTTTTGAATTATGAAACCCGAAAACGCATCTATTTGGGGTCCATGTTCGCGCTCGGGTTTCAGTCAAAGGCAAATGCGGATGACCACCACGTGAGCCAGCGCATATATGAGGGGCTTGCATACGGATGCGTCGTGCTGAGTAACAGCGAGGCTGCGCGCGATCAAACCGACGGAATTGTGGAATTCGTTTCATCCCAACGAGAGATTGAAGACAAAATTGATTATTATTTGAAAAATCCGAAAGCATATATTGCAAGACAATCAGCAGGATATCATTTCATTAAAACCCGGGGCGGAACTAATCATGCAACGGTCGGACTATTCATTGATGCCATAAATGCTGCATTTCCGGGCATATTATGAAGGCGGTTCTTGTGGTTGCTGCTGTTCTTGCTGCTGCTGTTCTTGCTGCTGCTGTTCTTGCGGCTGCTGCTCTTGCGGCTGCTGTTCTTGCTGCTGCTGCTGTTCTTGATATTTGGCGCGTCGCTCATTCAATTCTTTTTGCGCATTGTATTTTCGGGCCCCTGCATCCATGAATTTGCGAATCTCTCCATATTTGATTTGATTTTTTGATTTTGACGCGTGTTGTTCGGCGGATTCTGACACTTGTCCTGTTCCAAGATACTCTTTTACCACTTTCACTGGGTCTTTTAATTCGCATAGCCTGTCATACGCCGTTTTTTCATCGTATTCCGTTTGTCTCAGAATGAACGACATCGCTTGATTGAAATATTCTTGCTGAATGGCAGTTTTGAGTTCGTCCCCCTGCAAGTGATGCAAGTGCTGCAAGTGCTGCAAGTGCGGTGGCAGCACATTCGCGTTTTGCATTATGCGTTTCTATGTTCTTTATTCGTGCATGCTTTGTGCAATTGTTTTTAAATTGCTTTTGTATTTGAAACCATTAAAATATGTTTTAAATCATATTAAACAAATGACGGTGCATTACTACATCTTTGCTGCAAATCACGATGGCAACTCCCATCACACCGACTGATGCAACTGATGCAACCCATTCCATCATCGCTCTCCTGATGGATGAATTGCGACAATCGTTGGAGCCAAAAATATTACACGCCCTGGCCGATTATCATTTATACAAGGAAACACACAATGCCGTGCTTCAGATTCCATTTGTGAAGCATTTATTGGAAAACCAGTGCAAATGTCATGCAAATGCAAATGCAACCCAATCAACTCATGACCACATACAATTGGAGATCATTGATGTTGCAGCCGAACATGCGTTGCCCAATTTGGACTCAATTGCCGAATACATCAACACCACCATTTCGCACGACGACAAGGATGATGCATCAGAAACGCGCAACTATGAAGAAGGACCGGATGAATCCGACGACGAAGTGGAGGAATCCAATGTGAAAGATGAATCTGGCGACGACGAAAAAGAGGAAGAGGAAGAGGAAGAGCAGGAATTAGAGAAAGAAGAGGTGAAAGAGGAATCAGACGACGAGGAAGACGAATCAGATAAAGAAGAGGCCGAAGAGGAAGAAGAGGTCAAAGATGAATCAGATAAAGAAGAGGCCGAAGAGGAGGAAGATGAATCAGACAAAGAAGAGGCCGAAGAGAAAGAAGAGGTCAAAGAGAAAGAAGAGGTCAAAGAGAAAGAAGAGGTCAAAGAGAAAGAGGAAGAGGAAGCCGAAGAGGAAGCCGAAGAGGAAGAGGAAGAGGAAGAGCTAGAGCTATTTGAAGTGGAAATCAAAGGAAAAACATACGTGACCAATGATGAAACAGATGGCGACATTTATGCATATGTGAATGATGAAGTGGGTGAAATTGTGGGGACATTTAAGAACGGAGTGGCTAAGTTCACCAAGAAAACCAGAACCAAGTCTACCTAAAAATTTAATTACCCATCCGATAAAATCAAAATAATATATTAGCGTATATTATATTGTGAATTGTGCAAAAATGATAATAGATTCGTTATGCCCGCCTGCAGTATTGTATCTTGGTTTTTCGATCATTCAGATCATAATTGATTTGTTTAGAGGGCAACAGAATAGTGCTTTTTTGAAGGTCATTGTCATGATTGTTTTCACCATTCTGTTAAACCAGCTGTGCATCGGCGGACTCACCATTCTCTCGTGGTTCATCGTGTTCATCCCCTTCATCATGATGACGTATGTCACCACCATTCTTTTATACGTGTTCGGATTGAATCCATCCAAGGGCAAGCATGTGGCGCCCGATCCTCGCCGTCGTCACAAACCTCGTCCTCGTCCTCGTCCTTACAACCCACAGGAAGTGGGCGGATGTGCCGGAACCGAATTCGGGTGCTGCCCCGACGGTGTGACGGCCAGCAACATGTTCGGTTCCAACTGCTACGGCCCTCAGCCGGCTCCGCCCCATCATCACCATCATCATGGACACCATTATCCACCTGGCCCTAGTCCCAGCCCCAGTCCCAGCCCCAGTCCCAGCCCCAGTCCCAGCCCCAGTCCCAGTCCCAGTCCCAGCCCCAGTCCCAGCCCCATGAATTATTCGTGCACACCATTGGCACCCGGAATGAAACCGTCGTGTCATCCGGACATGAACGGCATATACACGTCAATTGCCGACTGCGAACAGGACCCCAAATGTCCTGGACCAACGCCTGCTCCGTCTACTCCCACATACGATTGTGTTATCAATGCACACGGTGACCGTCATCTCCGTCATTGTGAACCAGTCAAAGGCGGCCAAGGAAAATACAAGTCAGAGCAAGATTGCAAAAACAATTGCCACATTGTCGGCTAAATCCGGCTAGCATTGTATCCGCCACACTGAGCGCATTTCATGCCATAAGGATGAAACCGTGTGGCGCCGTTGAACCCGCAGTCGTTGCATTTAATTGCGAACACGAGCTCTTCCTGAATTGGATGCGCACAAATTAAGGCGTCCATCCCGTCGTTGTATTGCTGCAAACTGTCGGACGATAA